TCAATAATTGCGCCCATTAGGGAGCCGGCGTTTCTGACGTTTGCGCCCCTGAAATCGTAAGTTCTGTCGATGCGCAACAATGACAGCGCCCACGGTCATCGCTACCGCCCACACAATGATGATTGCGGCGAACAGAGTCATCTGTTGGAAGGTGGACAACGTTTCCAGGAAATTCATTGGATACCTCGCGGGAGAATGCGGCAGCAAGCCACCGGCACGCGCTACTGCGGGCCTTACTTCGCCTCTGCGTCTACAAGCCCAGCGCGAATTCTGACGCATTTTTCCGCTTTCTGGGCGATCAAAATTGCTATCGACCGATCAGGCGTGCGGGCGCTATGGCTGCAAAGTGCGGGCGGGATGGCTGCATCAACGACGGGAACTCTTCAGGCCGTAAGGCTGGCGTCAAGCCGGGCGGGGAGGGCCATCCGCCCACACTTGAACTTCTGAATGCGCAATGACACTTGCAGATCAGAAGCAAAGGCGCAGAATCAAGGCTCAAGTGCGGTCTTACGGTGTGATCGTGGCTAGACCTATCAGCAACGAAGACGTCTATTTGGCTGTCGAGCAGCTTTTGAGAGATGGCTTACCGCCGACCCAAGCTAACGTCAGGCGGGCGCTTGGCGGGAAGGGCTCTGGGCCAACTCTATCCCGGGGCATTGACTCCTGGTTCCGAGAATTTGGGCGTGCCGCGATGTCTCTTAGAGCCTCAGCGGGTCCCGCCAGCTTGATGGCGAAGGAGAGCGCCTGTGAGGTGGCATCTTGTCTAGAGGCAATGACGGCCCAGCTGAAGACGGATCCTCACCAAGACATTGGTGAGCTCTTTCGATATGTGCTTGAAAGATCCGGCAACCTTTTAGAGAAGCTGGTCGCCAGGGAACGCGAGCTTGACCAACGAGCAGCCGACCTGGAGACGCTGAGAGCAAGCTTGTGGGATATGACGCCGGGAACGACGCAGACGACTGACCCTTAATAGATGGCCAATCTATAGCGCCTTATCAGGCCACAAGCAGTCATTGCCGAACAAGTAACAGATTTACATGGCGCTTGGTAACAGATTTACCTGCTTCGTCAGCAGAACCGACGAAAGCGGCCCAGCGGCGGACCCTGCGCCGGTTACTTAGCATTTCGCATAATGTATATTATGTTCGAAGCATCTGGGCCAGACTGGCACGGAGCTTGCCTCGACCCTCGGCCCTGCTGTGGCATGGAGCCTGATTGTGCGTGATCGCAACCTAACCGGCCCTTGGGCCGGTTTTTCGTTTAAGGCCGGTCGACTGGTCACACCCGAAGGCCGTGAGCTGGAACCGCAGGATCTGGCTTGGCTCTCTCTGCTGGCAGCACAGGCGCAGGAATGGCGTCGGATGATGGAGATTGCCCGAGGCGGCCAGAAACGGCCGTTCGGGCGTGCCGGTATCGTTGACCTGGCCGAGGTCGCCCATCGTCGCGCAAAGCGGTCTTCGGGGGTGATGGCTGGTCCTGACGCCGATCCTGTGGCGGGTGTCCTGCCAGTACCGGGGCCGAGGCCTCGCCAGCGCGTGTGAGGCGCTTCCGTAGGGGCGCTGCCCCTACACCCCGGCTACAATGCGCTCAAGACGCCTTGGGGGACGTATGGAACGCGAACGACCGGAATACCTGCCGCCTATCGAGCGGCGCCGCTGGTACTTCCCGTGGCTGGTCACAGGGTTTCTGACGGTGATAAGCCTTGCCACCATCGGTGTACTGACGCTTGGACGCACCAACAGTGCATGGAATGAGCGTTTTGAGGGGCTGCGACGCACCGCTGATGCTGTCGAAACAGCGGCCCCTACACAAGCCATGCAGCAGCGTGAGGTCGTAGCAGCACCGGTTGTGACGCCTTCCCGCGCACGTCCCGAGCAGCTGGGCCGTGATATGCGATGCATCGACGGCATGCTGTTCCGTCGCATCGAAGGCGGCTGGGAAAATCTACCGGGCTCGCGATGCGGCGACCAGCCGACGATGAACGTCCAGTGCTTCGCAGGAAAGCCGTACAGGCAGATGGCCGCTGATGGTGGCTGGGTGCTTTCTCCGAACGACCGCTGCCCGTGATCAGTCACACAAATCAGAAGCTGGCCTGATACGGCGGCGTTTCGGGGAACGTGCCCAGCGGGCGCTTGCCAACTGCAATCAGGGTGCTCCCGTTCGCCGCGGCGGTGGTCGGCTGTGTCTCGCTCGCGCTCGTCACAGGCGACCCCGCCGCAGCCCTTATGCGCTCGGTAGTTGAATCGGACTGTTCGCCGAACGGATCCACGGGCCAAGTGGTCGCGATGATCTCATGGCCTTTCGCTGACAGCAGCACACCAAACTCTGTCCGTTTTACGGACCAGCCCAGCGCCCACAGCTGCTCCGTAGTGAATCTGTCGAGCACCTGCCCTCCCCCCGATGCTCGGAACTCCACGATATCCCGGTGCCCGTACCAACCTGCGTGCCGCGCCCTGGCATTGGCCGCCATGTCGAGGATGTACTGCACGCCTGCGGGCATTTTCTCCTTGGACTTCGGGGTGTCCACCACCTTCGTGACCACGGTGGCCGGCTGTGCGCCGGGCGCTTGCGCGATTGCCGGAATCGCGGCTTTCTGCGACTTCACAACCTCTTTCAGCTTGCTTTCCTCGCCGGTTGAGCCACCAGCGAAGAAGAATCGCAGGAACATGACAACGCCGATAACGAGTGCAAGCCCCATCACGATTGAGGGCCCCCGCAGTGTCTTCCACAAGGTGCGGGTGTTGCCCTTGTAGACCTCGTTTGACTCAATGCCCGGCTGCACGCCGTGGTAAAGCTCCCAGATGGCCGGATCGTACTTGCGAACCTCGGTGCCTACCGTCTCGTACTTGCCGGTGCCGGTGGCGGCGTAGAACCTCACCGAATAGCGCTGATCGGAGCCCAGCGCATCGAGCTTGGTATACGTGTTCTTCTTCGCCATGCGGCGAATGATCAGCCGGTGCAGGTCTTTGCAGTCCTGCGAAATGATCACCATGTCCAGGCTAATGTGGCCGTGCTTCGCGAAGAAGTTGGCCGTGCGCTCCGGCAAATTGGCCCTGTTCGTGGGCCAGTACTCATGCGCCTCATCGATCACGACTAGAGCATGCTTCTCGATGTGCGGGAACGAGATAGCGCCGTCGTTGTCCGTGTCGCATACACACCAGTCAACCACCTCCTTGTCGCCCATCACGTGGACAAGATCACGCACTTCTTCCTCAGGCATCCCGAGGTGAGCCGCAATCTTGTCCAGCCTCTCACCTACGCCGTTAAGGCGCACGTACACGTGCCGCTTAGCGCGCAGCGCGGGCAGGATGTGGTGGAGCACTGCCTCGTAGCTCTTGCCGCTGCGCGGCAACCCTTCATGGCCGAAGATCATTTCGTTACGTCCACTGGAATACGGTCAGGAACACCCGCACAAGGCGGAAAATAAGGGCTGCGGTCAACAGCGCGATTGCCTCTCCGACACGCAGCTGCCCGACTATGAAGGCGGTCCATGGGCCGGCCGCATTGAGCATCGCGCAGAAGCTGATTTGCGTAAGGAAGTCCGGTGCCGGGATCAGGTACACAATCGCCTTCACGAACGACAACACGAGCTCGATGAAGTCCGTTTGCAGGTCCGTCATGAAATCGGAGAAGTCCGCCCACAGCGACGTGATCTGCTCCTTGGCCCATGCGGTGATCGCAGTAATCGGGCTCACGCCTTCGGCATACGCCCATGATGCCGACAGCGCCAACACAAGAAGCGCTGCAGCCAACACGATCAGATGTTTCCGATTCATAGCAGTGCCCACCTCAGGGCAACAACGCCCATGCCCGCAAGGAAGACAAATCCGGCGTACTGGAAAAGCTGCAGCAATGGCCCGCTGCACAAGCTGCTCAGATCGAACTTGCCGACGTACTGACCGCCATCCCATGTTGCTGTGGGACAGGAGCCGCCTGCGCCGGTGCAATTTCCGAAGAACCCCTTGACCTTGGACAGGATCGGCGCGCCCTCAATGGCGGTCTTGAACTCGGCCAACACCTTCTGCACCGTCTTGCCGGACTTCTTGTAGAGGCGCCCTGTCGTCGGCCCCGCCCCGCCGCCCTCGCCTCCTTCGCCACCATCACCGGGTCCGGGGCCCGGGCCGGGACCGGGGCCAGGTCCTTCGCAGCCTGCAGGGTCTTTGCAGTCACCGTCGCCATCGCCCGGGCCAGTTCCGCCACCGCCATCACCACCACCTGGGCCGGTGCCACCGCCGCCATCTCCGCCGCCGTCACCACCACCATCGCCACCGCCGTCACCGGGACCGGTTCCGCCGCCGTCGCCCCCGCCCTCGCCGGGATCGGCTATCTCAGGCGGCGCAAGTTCGCTGGCTTTGCATGTGTCACCGGAGGGCGTATAGAGGTGCCCGGTGGGTGATCCGGCGTAGATACTGTCGGTGTACTTGCACCCGTTATGGCAGACGGCGCCGATTCCTGACTTTTCGCCCTTCCAGCCCGTTTCCTCTGGGCGTGCACTGCACATGGTCTTAAAGCCGCGCCTGACCGACGCATACACACCACTAGTATCCTTGGATGGCCGAACAAACCCCATGTAAACCGAAGCACCGTCCAGCTGCACATGAGGTGTCCATCGGAGTCCAGGCGATGCGTTCTCGCGCGCGGCGGTTTCCGTTGCTGCGGCCCATGCTGCCGAATAGGCGGCACCCTGATCACCACAGTCCGCGTACTTAACATCGGGGCTGGATGAGCATCCCGTGGTCTGCGCCGCGACAGAGAAGGCCGGGCATAAGCTCACCAAAGCGATAAAGACGGGCGTGAGGAGGTATCGGATCACTGACTGGCCTCATTGAATGCCAGGGCGACAGCGTGGCCGGCCAAGCCACCAATGAATGCGAACACCATGCACACAAGCATCGTCAATCCTCCCTCTCTGGCGCGCCGCAGTAGACGCATTCCCCGCCGTCATAGTCGTGGCCGGTGTCACCACACACGGCCTCCTCTACCTCGCCTGCCTCATCGTCGGCATGTTCGTCGGCGTCTTGGTCCTCACGGTCTTCAAAGAAGCCCGCGACCTTGTCAACACACCACCGGCCAAACCACGGCAGTGCCATCAGTGTCCCAGCCGCCACGATTGCGGCGACGGCCTGAGCGACGGACAGCCCGAGAAACACCCCACTGAAATCCATCACTCACCCCTAATAGTCGATGGCGGTGCGGCACTCCGTACACCACAGGCTGCCGTCGTCCAACACGATCACGTCATCACCGCCACACTCAGGGCACCAGTCGTCCTGGCACTCATCGGTGTTGAGGTCATCGGGTTGTGTCTGCATAGGAATCGGGGCCGGTTTCCCAGCCCCTCCCCGTCACGATTCGACCGCGATCAGCGGAAGAAGGTCGCGACCTTGTTGGTCGCCCAGCGGGCGAAGCCCGGGGACGCCTTGATGGCGCCTGCGCTGATGATTGCGCTGACTGCGCTGGCGGCTGCGAGGCCGGTCAGAATGTCGCCGAAGTCCATTGCACTGCTCCTTGGTTATGCGCGTTGTGCGCGTTGAATGGGGTGGTCAATCCCGCTCTGTACTGACCGACTTCACGACGGCGCCCACGATGTAGCCGAGCACGTTCAGTGCAAGAACTAGCGTGAACACCCCCGAGAACCAGCCAGTGGCCACCTCAGGTTCGGGCCACTGGAATAGATCGATGAGAATTGAGGCCTGTGCGTGCTCTGCTGCTGACACAAGCACATACCCACCACACTGCGATGCAGGCTCCCCGGTGGGTACGAGCGTCCCCTCAGCCGTCAGAGACACGCACACGGCCATGACTTAGGCCTGCGCGGTTGCGCGCGGTGCAGCCTTGGGCACCATGCGCAGGACGGTGAACTTGCTCAGCGAGGCGACGCCCTTGTTGACCTGCAACATGGATTCAACATCGAGCTCGTACTCGCCCTCGGGGTAGCCCGGCTGGCCCTTGTCCAGGCGCACGTCGAAGGGATAGGCAAAGCCACCGGTTTCGAGCTTGGCCTTCTGCTTGCGGGTGGTGTACTCGACGTTGTCACCAGCGTCGTTCTTGAAGCTGCCGCCGCGTTCGTCGATTTCGTTCTTGAGGACGGTGACCTTGATGCTCATGTGCTGTTACCCCTTTCAGGTTGGTTGTATGACCACGCTTGTGGCCCAGTTCGCTGCTACGTCTCCTGTTGCCCACTTCGGCAGCTTTGGCGAAGTGCAGGATTTGAAGACCGCCACTGCCACTTCTTCATCTGGGCAGGTGCGGAACACGAAATTGACGAAGCCGCCGTATTGGCGCTTGAAGTGACGACATGCGCTCTTGAACGTCGCAACCGCCGCCGCTTTGGTGACGTCAATTCGGGAAGAAATGCAGCGCAGGAAGCGCAGCACGGGATACGCCCCCAACAAGTACGCGGCAGGATCGCGGAGCAGATCGAGCGGCAATTCCTTGCGGTTGGACGCGCGGAACTGTGCTTCATAGCGCACCCACGGTGAGGACTTGTCTCCCAGCTCCCGACCCTTTTCATAGACGCGCAACTGCTTTTCCGACTTCTTGCCGCCGACATACAGGGTCTTGCCGTCCCCACTGTCGTAGTCGTCCACCAGCTGCGCTTTGGGACGCTGACCACGATTGTCGAACTCGCCTTCGTCGTACCACTTCTGTGCCAGGCGCAAGGGGTACTTGCCCATCAGGTCGTCGGCGCATACGTCTAGACGGGTGATCCTTCCGCCGCAGCTTTCGAGCTTCGCTCGAAGCTCCAGCCACCGCTGCGCATGGCCGCAGCGCGCTGCGGCTATCGATTTGCACCCTTCGCCAGTTAGCTCGATGCGGGCCGTATACGTGCCATCGGCGCGACGGCAGTTGTCGCCACCCAACTCGATCATGCCGACGAACTTCTTTTCGGCATTGATGATCTTGACGCGCCACAGGTAGAAGCGCCCTCCCCCGGCTACTTCATCCAGTTCAAGGCCCAGCCCAGCGAAGAACCAGCAGAACATCTGCAGCGCCACGACACGGGCGTTATCGGCGCTGTAGTCGATCCAGTTGCGGACCTCTTCAAACGAGTCGCCGTCGCGGAAGGCTAGTTCGTTGAGGACCGCGAACATGTCGACCGAGGCGGAAAACCAGTCGATGCCGACCGTCAGGGTTCCATCGGCGTTCCTGAATTCACTGACTCCCCTGTTAGACGAGGGGAGTCCCGACCCGGCCAGCACCGCGCGTTCACCGGCCATTGGAGCGGTCCTTGCCGAGCTTCCGCAGGCGACGAAGCCCCAACCATGCCTGCTCGATCACGATGGAGAGCAATGCCACTCCCAGACAAACGGCGATGAGCGCGGCGCACCCCGCAAGACCCATATCGAACTCCACCAGTTCGGCGAATGAGGGAAACCTACTCATGCGGCGCGCTCCTGCTCTTCGGCGTAGCGAGCAGCGGCCAGAAGATCACCGCGCTTGGTGGCGGCAATCTCAGCCTTCGCGATTGCGATGACCTGGGCTTCGCGGGACTGCTGCGAGGCGGTGTAATCACGCCGGTCGAGCAGCCACGAAACGAGCTTTGCGCCACCGATGGACACGGCCACGCCGGCCGCCAGCAGCACGAAGGTAATGAGCGGATCGATCATCCCTGCTCCCCTGCCCCAAGCCCCAAGGCGACCCGCCAGCGGCCTTGGGGTGCCGGTGGCGGGGTGTTTAGCCACGCCAAACACGGAGGCATGTATAGTCCCGCTATACACCCCTGTCAAGGATTGCTAACCATGGATACCGCCAACGATCTGCTTGACAAAGTGAAGGCCGCTTGCAACTTCCCGTCCGACAACGTTTTGGCGCAGAAGATCGGACTTACGCGAGCAATGGTCAGTTCGTGGCGACATGGGCGCCATCCGATCCCGGATGAGCGAATTGCGCAGATGTGTGCCTTGGCAAAGCTCGATGGGCCAACGTGGATTGCCATGCTCCACGCGGAACGTGCGCAGACTGCGACTGAGCGTGCCTTGTGGCGTCTCATGCTGGACAGGCTGAGCGCGGCGGCTGCGGTCGTCGCGCTGGTGGCGCTGTCGTTGCCCAGCATCGGAAACGCAAAAACCGGCCAAAATCAGGCGGTTAGCGCGGGTCTACTGACCCATTCTGTATATTATGTTACCAAGAGGTCTACCCATACGAACCCCAGCCAGTCCAGTCCTGGCCGCATGCTGCTCCCCTTCAAGTAA